GTGTATGGTACACCTCCAGCAGGAGTTATAACATAACATTCAATAAAATGATCATCATCAATAGTCTGTGTTGATAGTGGGAACCAATCATTTGCTGTATCAACTGCTACACCCTGACCATCAAAGTCATAGAATGTGTAGTGTTCAGCAAATACCTCACCGATTTCATCAATTGGAATACTATCCTCATAGAATGTCTTTACTGTTGCTTGCTTAGTAGCATCAAGAGTAAACCATTTGACATTATTAATGACAAGCACATATTTATTTGTTGTTGCAGCATACTGTTTGACAATCTCATACAGTCGCTGTGCTCCTAGTGATACTAGCATTATAATTCTCCGTTTTCAATTGCATCCAATAATGTATCAATATAATCTCTATTTACCTTTTCATCATCAGCTTTCCATTTTTCTACCATCTCTTGTGCTCCTTCATCAGTGATAGCATTGCTCTTTGATACTTTAGTACGGAAAGGACTTACCATCACACGCATTCCTTTGGATGGAGTATTCTCAGTTCCTGCATCACCTGTAGTAGTTACATCTTCAATACATGATGTTCTTGCAATCATATAGAATGTCATTCTTTGATGTAGTCCAGACAATGTATTCTCAGTGACTTTCCAGAAATGATATGAACTGTTAAGATACTCAGACTTAGTACCTTGATCACCAACAGTATTTGTAATAAACTCTTCAACATCTAATGTCTTTCTCTTATTATACTCATCAGGAGTAATAGGAAACACAATATCATATGGTGTTCCAACCTGTTGTACTGTAGGAATATCTCTAATATATTGTCTATACTTTTTCCATAATTGTTTATCAGCATCAGATACAGGAGAATCTTCTAATTGAGTATGATCACTGTCTTGAAGCATAAACTTTCTAATAAGAGCAAGCTTTTTCCACGTTACTGCATTGGTACGAGCATACTCTGCTTGTATTGCTGCTTCATAATTATTCTCTTGTACATCTCTAAATTCAATAAACTTTTCTTTTATCTTAGCAGAAAGTTGATCAACATTATATTCACTAGCACCAGCAGGATCAAACTCATATGATACCCACTTACCAGTATTATCAGAAAAATTCTTCTTATACTTATTTCTCTGTATTAAATATGTACCATCATTCTTTACTAGAAAAGTTTCAAGTTTATCCTTATCACTATCCCATAAAGGATATAAGAGTGGACTTACATCACTCTCCCAATAACTATCACTAATATCTTTACGAATACCTTGATATTGGATACTTCTTTCAAGAGCATTTAAATAAATGTCTGTATTTTTAATTGCTGTACTCATTTTTAAAATGCTTTTATTAAATATTTAGCACGATGGTATTTAGTGTTCAACAGTATATTATCCTCTGGTCTTGCAGACACAGATACTGCTAACGGTGTTGAAGATGACAGTCTAAATGTTCCTTCAGTGAATCTAATATTAGATTCTTTAGCACTAACAGTTTTCTTTATCATATTAACACCTGTATCAGGACCACACTCACCCTCATTTCCAGGTAAGTATGCATCAATTGATGGTACAAATACTTTCTGTGTAACTTCTCCATAAACTATACCAAACTGTCCTATTCCCCAGTTATCTCCACTATTAGTAGCATTATCGTTGCTATTTACATTTCTTGTTTGCCTAAGTTGAAGATATACTCCACCTTTTCTAGCAGGATGATTCTCATCAAGATTAATTTCTTTCTTAAACCAAGCACCACTCATACCATCACCAGTAGATCCACCAGTAGCAATATCATCTATTTTAACGTATGAATCACTAGCAGCATCTGAATTGAACCACAACTCTAATGGCTCCTCTGGTAAATCTCCACCATTACTACCAATACCTTTGATAACATTAAATATCAACTTTTCTGCTGCTGCTAAATTTATCGGTCCCATTCTTAAAGTTCTATCACCTTCACCATAGAATCTGAAGTAATTATTCGTTGGATGACCAGTTGGTACAGTTGAATGATTTGCTAATGTAGGGAATGTTCCATTAGCAGGAGTAATCATCTTAACATCATCACTTGAACTATGCCATATATCAGCTTTAGATGCTGTTGATCCAGTAGATACATCTTCCCAATCTTCACTAGCAGTATTATATCCAGGAACCTGATACACACGACCAGCTGGTTGAGTATAACCAAGTATTTGTCTTCCACCTTCTATCACTGGATAAGCTGTGACTTCTACTTGTCCAGCTTGTCCAGATCCAGCAGCAGTTGGTGCTCCACCAGCACCAGCATTACCAGAAGATCCCATAGTAATAGCCACCGAACTTCTAATTTCATCTTCTTCTCCAAGAATCTCAAACTCTACGTTAGCACCAGCACCACCGCCTCCACCAGTAGGATTAGTTTGAGAACCTTCATAAAAAACTTTAAATCTTATCCAACCATCTCCATCACCACCCTCAAGTTCTTGTACACTAGCAATATTAGTATATGTTTCAGAAAAAGCATTTCTTCCTGCTCTACCACCAAGACCAGATCCAGTAATTGAGTGACCGTTTCCACCTTCTCCACCTTCTCCACCATCTCCTGAACCAGCACCACCAAATCCTGCACCACCGCCGCCACCGCCACCAGCTGTACATCCTTTTTGTCCTCCGTTCATTGCAGAATAAAATCCACTTGGTGCAATAACTGGATGTACAAACTTTTGATTTAAATTAGGTAGTCCATTTCCACCATTCCAACAAGCATCAATATAATATCCTCCATTCCAGCCACCGCCGCCGCCACCAGCACCGCCACCGCCGCCAGCACCCATTATCCACGCACCAGTTGAAGTTTTAAGACCTGAGGAACCACCACCTCCACCACCACTTGAACCATTTCCCATTGCACCATTTCCACCCTGACCACCATTACCTACACCCTGACCGCCAGCTGGATTTGCTGAATCAGTACCTGAATTTTGAAAATCATTCTTACCATCAGCACCTGCCTCTCCTAATTCCCAAGAAAAATCACCAGGGTATTGAGGTGCTGGATAATCACTATCAGAAGTTCCTATTCTAGCAAATACCTTCATTCCTTTACCACGGTCACCACCATAACCATCCTCACCAGATGCTTGTGATGTAGTTGGTCTAATTTGGTTAACACCTTCTGTATAATTAGGCCCATGACCAGTGGGACAGTTACTGTTTATATTCTTTGCACCATGTCCACCAGCACCACCAGTCATTTCAACTTCAACATATGACACAAAACTTCCAGTTGGTATCCGAGAGTCACTGCCTGGGGTATACGATCCATTATTATACTCTGGATTTCCACTAGCAGGATAGTAAAAATTATCTGCTCCAGGAGTAGTAGAATAAGATCCGAGTCCACCACTTCCACCTTGATTATCTCCAATATATGGACCATTTCCACCAGCTTTAGGTGTCTCATCAACCTGACCACCTGTAGTACCTGACTGTCCTGTGTTATTTTCAGCAAAAGAAAAACGATCATCATTCAACAGTGCAGATGGATTTCCATCACTTGAAGTGATAGTTACTGTACCACCAGCTCCACCAGTTCCATTACTTGAACCTTTTGTTCCTCCCCTACCACCTTGAAGTGTAATAGTATAGGTAACAGGAGATCCATTAACAGGTAATGAGAAAACAGCACTAGCAGATCCACCATCACCACCATCATTATCAGATGAAGCACCACCTCCACCTGGAGCTACCATTTTATAAGTATACATTGCTACATCTTCAGACTGAGCATATGATTTATTACCATTACCACTATCAGCAGTAAAATTACCATTTGCATCAGTTTTAATTGTCCATAATGGATCACCATACTGATCAGGATCAGTAGAATATATTGGTTTACCACCTATCCTAGTTGGTAAGTTATCAACAGACCAAACATCAGGATCTGGTATTGAAGTAACATCCTCAAAATATCCTGCTGCTTTTCTAAGAGTAGTATCATTACCAGCAACAGTATTATTAGCAGGAGCTCCATCTTCAGGAATATATTTAAATGCATTAGTACTCCAACCATCAGTAATTATTTGATGATCTCCATTATATTTTACTGGTTCACCAACTGTTCCTGCTCCTCTAATGTTTATCCAATCACCAATAGACAATCCATGATCATCAACAGTAACTACAGTAACTTCAGTACCATCACTTGTAATCTCATTAATTGCTATAAATGGTGGCTCTGTGATTTTATACTTATAACAACCACTTCCTTGCTGCTTGACTTCTATTTCACTACCACCACTAAGTGTAAGCTTAAGATCATATAAACGACAATATCCATCACCAGGTCCATCAAGAGGATTACCATCTGTTACAAAGTATAGATCAGTCAATGTAATAGCAGTACTATTATAAAGAGTTAATGGGTTTCTACTATTATCTGCTGTTGTACCAGTTGTAGTATTACCTCCATTATATCCAAAGTCACCTTTACCATCATATCCAATTACAATCTTAGTGACATTAGCAATAGGAGTACCAAATGTTAACTTACTCCACTTAGTATCACTAGTTGTCATCTCATAAAAATTACCTGTTACTCCATCAAAAGCATATATCATTGGATAATAATCATTCAATCGTGCTTTTAATTCATCATCTTCATCACTATAAACAGGTAAATTATTATTACCAAAATCTTCTTTTAATGTTCCACCAGAATAGTCTTGTATTCTATCACCAATACCAACACTATTACCATAAGTTGTCATGGCAGAACTGACTGGTTTAGTATCAATCAGTGCATGAGCGTGACCAAGAGCAGTGCCATCAGTTGTATCTGGTTCAAAGTCCATGATACGACCTCTTATATTAGTATAAGAAGTAGTAAATCTATCTACACCACCAGCATTATCAGGATATTGTTCATCAGCAACACTATGTAATAATTGATGTTCATGATCTATTGGTCTATTAAAGATATACTCTTCCATAGGACCAATTTTAAATTTCTTTTCACCAGTCAAATAAGATGAGATTTGACTAGTAACATCACTATATCCAGTGGTTGAAACATCACTAACCTCAAAAAATTCTTGTGTATCATCAATAACATCCTTTGATATAAACCATTTACCACCAATAGCACCAACTTCAGGTGAAGATCTATTCTCAACTAATGGTGATCCAGAACCATTAACACCCTCACCCATACCAATAAGCTTTCTTTCTCTATAATCTGGTACTTTAAACTTACCTAATACTTGTGGATAATCCGCACTAATAAATGACTTTCTTATTCTAACCTTTGGATGTCCTGTAATTGTACCAGCAGTATTAGTATGTGCTGCAAGAGTAGTCCAATCAATATTCCAATCTGTAGTGGTAAATCCACCACTATCTCCTTCAGATACTAAACTATCAATATAATGAGGAGAGTCTTGTAATGGTTCATCTTCACCATCAATCATTAGATGAACACCATCAATTCTTATAGCAGCAAATCCTGCATTTCCAGCATTATTAGAATAATTCTCAAATTCTATCTTATGAATTGTTCCTTGGAGTCTTGACCCATCAGTATTATCTTGCTTCTCATCTATAACTGTCCATCCTGTACCATGATTTACCCAAGGTAATTGGGTGCTAGATGATGGCCAAATTCTTGATCTAGTATTACCATTTCCACTAGGATCATATACTTCAAGCTTATGATTATACTCAATAACATTATTTGCTGGACCAGTGGTAGGTGTCCAGGTTAATCCACCTACACCAACTGCTCTACCTGAAGTAATATCTTTATCAAATCCACTTGCTCCTGTTTGTACTGCACCAGTTGATGTTAAGTAACTACTCCAAGTTTTTGCACCTTCATTACTAATTATTGAAACATTCTGACCACTAGCACCAGCAGTAAAATCTAATGATTCAACAAGTGTTGTACCATTAGATAAATGAGCTATAACATTAAACCTGTAAAGATGATTTTGATTAACATTTGGTTGTGGTCCTGAATACCCATTGTCTCTTACCCAATCACCAGGATTATCATGAACACTACCTATATTAAAAGGTCTTGGAATTGAAGCTCTATTTACAGTATTAGGTACAACAACTGCACCAGATGGTAATGTTTGATTTACACCAAATGATGTAACAGCAGCAGGGATATCCTGTACATGCCAATGTATCCTATTACCTCTTGCCATATTCTGTAGATATACTTCCCATTTTTCTACAGAAACACCATCAGGAAGTCCAGTTAAATTACCCCATGATAATTGTGGACTAAAATTCTCAGCATCAGTGAATTGATTATATCCTGTAGCTATTGGTGGACCAGTTTGTAATGAAGCTGGATTATATTCAGGGACAGTACCATAATATGAAATGGGAAGAAGTGGATAGTCACCACTAGTTTGTATTAAAGTACTAGATGTAATCTTCCAACTAAGATCTACAGTATCTGTTGCTTGACCAATAATAAATCTATGTACTGTTGTGTCTTTACCAGCAGTTGCTTTATCTTGATATACTGAAGCATATTCTAAGACTACTGGAGTATCTTCTTCAAAAATTGCATTACCACTAGCATCAGTACCAGCAGGAAAAGCACCCAACCCACCAACAAATGTTATTGCTGCTCCATTAGGTACAACACGTGTTTTAAATACATTACCACCAATAGTATCTACTTTCTTATATAACTCAGCATATAAATTACCATCCTCAACAAAAGTTCTATAAACTGAACCAGGAGTAGTAGCTTGGGTGAATAATATAGAATTATTATTAATAGGATTAGTCAGACTACTAGGATCTGATGAATCATTATAGGTATTTTGTATTTTATTATATAAATTTGGATATGAACTTATATCGTATTCTTCTCCATCACAATATAAAAATCCCTTCTGACAATAATGAGGATCTTGAATTGATTGATTTGGTGGTTTAGTATAACCTAACTCTGTCTTATCTGTAGTCCACTGATTAGCAAGTACAGGAACAATGGCTCCTATGGCTACATATGAGCCTTGTTTATCAGTATAAAAATTCTCGTAGGTATTTCTATATGTTGCCATTAGATCTTAATCAGGTACTCAGTTATAATGTATGGTTGTATATATTTATCTGCCTTTGGTGATTGATTTGTACTAAAACTTACCTTAGAAACTAATCCACTATCAGCTCTAGCAGTAGCAGCTCTAGTAATCATTTTGTATGTATGTGGATCATCATCAGGATTTATATCCAATCTATGTCTATGCTCACCAGTATTACCAATTCTTCCTGTAGCAGTAGTTACATTAGAAACAGCAAATAATTTTTCTGTATATTGAGGATCAACACCACCACCAATAGGAACACCTAAAACACCTTGAAGATCTGTTTCTAATATCTTTGATCCTTCAGTTGGATTACGCTGATTGTAACCATTAGCTCCCATTATACACAGGTCAAAAATTGAAATGTTACAATCACACATCATAGTCCAAGTTGGTAGGTATTCAATACCAGAAGTACCAGTAAGACCATTTGATCCTGGTGCATTAGCACCATTTACACCAGTACCAAAGTATGCAGAATCACCCTCACCAGACTCTGAACGGTTACAACCAGTACCAGGACTTCCTCCTATATTTAATCTGATATTCCAACCACCTTGAGTATCATTTGGACCTCCACCAACTGTATTTTCATTTACCATATTAGGACATGTTGTTTCATCTGGCCACAAACAATATCCCTGAGAAACGAAACTGCTGCAACCACTCCAACACTTACCCCATTGTGTAATATCAGTTATACCTTCTGGTCTGGATCCAGCACCATGACCACCAGTATAATTATAACTAGTAAATGCCCAATAACACAACTCCTGATAAGTATTCTCCCACCAACGACAAACATTAAGAGTAGTATTTGCTCTTACTGAATTCTTTTGTCTTGCAGAAAAATTATTACCATTATCATCAACTTGTCTAGCTCTCAATGTTTCTGATCTATGCAAATGTGGTTGCATGGCACTCTCTTGAACTTCAGCACTAAACGTATAAGATCCAGTTTCATTACTAAATCTTGGTTCTCCTCTAAGTGGTGTAGTTTGTGGTGGAATACTAAACGTACCAGTATAATTTATAGTATATGGACTAGGAATATTTGCAATAACATCAAGACCAACACCAGATTTTAAAATATCATCATCATTATCATTAGTTACTTCTAGGTGATTATAATCTCCTATATTAGCAGAAGTAGTTGCTCTAATATGTTTACTTCTTAAATCAGGTAACTGAAATTGTAAATCAGTTAAAGGTTGATCATCCTTTTGATACTTGCAACTAGTTCCAGTTCCCAGTACAATAGCAAGCAAAGGATATTCAGCAGCAGATAATACTCTACCATCACACCTCATATAACCTGCTGGTAATAGTTTCTTATTAATAATACTAACTGGATCATCAGTATCTTTTATTTCAATAGGAAATGATATAATACTACCAGTCAAGGAACCATGACTTCCTTTTAGTTCGTTATAATATACTGCCATTAGAATGCCCTCATAATATACATCATCGTAAGAGATGGTGTATTTGGATTCACAGCAACAGTTAAAGCTGTTTCTTGAGTTGTTGGATTGGTTGATCCAGTAGAAATATTATTAATAAGAAGAGTAGCAGGTATTGAAAGTCCTGAACCCATAGTTATTTCCATTGCATCATGATTATGAGATCTCATATCACCAGCCCATACTTCTTGAGCATGATTTAATGTAGTGGAATATGTATTACCAACTGTTGCTGGCACATTTGTATTGGTTGGTTGTAGTCCTGTATATGCCATATCATTAATATAAGTCATTGGCATTTGAGCTCCTCTATGAGTGCGATTAATATCTGGAGAAGCATAGTAATTTCTTCTTCCATTATAATTTCCTGGTGGTGGAAATGCACCAACATGGGCATCTGCTGCTACTTCTGCCACTGCACTATAATCATCAGTATATTGATTTCTTATCTGATTATATTGTGGAATGACTCTTGATGGAGCAGAAGTACTAGGATATACATCAGTATCTGGAGTCTTCTTCTTTGTATCTATATCACCATCACCATCTGTATCAGTACCAATATTCCATTGCCTATTAGTTTCTACCATAGATGTTCCATTATCATCAGCATCATACCAAGTAAATTGTCCGTAACCTGGATTAAAAATCTGAGCAGGTGCTGTATCACTTCTCCAACTTGCTGCTCCTACACTCTGAGTTTGTGTCTCACTATTAGCTCTTATTGCCTTTCCAGGCATCCATTCTAATACTGGGCTTGCATCTGGATAAGCACTCAAAAATTGATCTTCATCACGTTCACTAGCAGCTCTATGAGTATGTCTTGGTGTATGATCAATTCCCAATTTTCTAGGTATAACATAAGCTGTAGTAGAATAAATTGGAGCTTCCATTACTATGCCAGTTACTCTACCAGCAAGATTACTATTAGACTCTACTTCAAATACTAAATCAATATTACTCTTATTTTGATCTGGTGCTTGTGTTCCACTAGATCCATTAGGACTAAGATATTGACCAAGTTCACTAAGAGTATCATACCTATGATCTGCTGCGATTGGTGGATTAGCAGAAGGATCTCCTGCACTATACACAGAAGTATCAGAAATTCTTGTCTTTTCTATATCAACCAAAGGAATCTGATTTAAATTAGGAAGATTAAATTTATCTACTGGCTTCCCTTCAATATGACCAGGAAATCCTGAAGGTGGATTGTATGGAAATCCTCTTCCACCATTAGACTCAAATATAATACCAATATTCAATCCAACTTCTTCTTGAGCACTAGAAGGAAATGGTCCATATATATTACCAATTATGTTAGCAAGTAAAGGATACTCAGCAGCATTTAAATTTGTCTTAGATCCATTTAATACTATCCAACCAGGTGGTACACCATCAGTATCATTACTACCAGAAGCACCACCATAAGGCATTATTGTGCCTACAGGTGCTTGTTGTGCAGATTTAATACGGTTATAACTTGCCATTAATTAAACCTCCTTGAGCCACCAACCTGAAACAGAACCACCAACACTATTTCCTAATGAATCAGTTCCACCAAGATATACTAGTGTCAGTCCAGCATTAGGTGTTTGAACAATCATTTCTCCAGCAGAGTAAGGTGTAGATCCAGCTAATCCTAATGTAGTACCAGTAGAATCTCCTTGAACTTTAGTTCCTAATCCTTGTGCTCTAATAACAAGTGATGTATTATATGTTAGATTACCTCCAACATCAATTATACTAACACTATCACCACTAATAGGATTCTCTGGTAGATATACAACAAATGTATCTCCACTTGCTACGTTAGCAAAATATTGGATATTTGCTGTTAAATATTTATCAATGTCAGCAGCACCAGTTGCAATATATCTTGCATGACGACCACCAGTTTTAGTATAGAAGTTCTCAATACCAAAAGAATCAATTGACCTATCATGGTTAATATTATATGTACTAGTACCATTCACTCCCAATCTATTAATGCTAAACTTAGCAACAGCTTGAGGACTTTCTGCAATAGTACCATTAACTGTTAGGGTCGTACCAACTTCAACATTACTACCAGAATCAACAACAAGTGAAGGTTCACAAGCAGCACTTAAATATTCTGGACATGTTGATGGATAGATGATAAGATTACCTCTACCCTGAATCACAGCATCAAATGTAATCTGACCAGGATGATCAGCATGACCAGAATCATTAGATACTCCAAGTATAATACTACTTCTAACAGAATCCTTTATAGCAACACCACCACCTATTACTTCAATGTCTTTATTAACAGTTAAACTACCAGTTGCACCAGTACCAAGTCCACCATTAGTATCATACTCATTCATCGCAGTTTGATGATGAGTTCCAGACATCATTCCAGTTGTAACGAAGAATTGGTCATCAATACCACCTGTAGTTCTGGTATCATGGAGCCTAATAAATTGTAAATAATCAAGCTTAGTCTGAGAAATATAACCCTTATCAAGAATCAATGAAACATAGTCAACAGTAGATCCACCTACTGTTCTCTGTCTTAAATCAATATCTACTACTTCAGAAGACTCTACATGCTTAACGATTCTAATAACATGAGCACCATTTACATCAGTTAGATCATTACCTGGTTGATAGTCTGTTAAAGTCTGTGCTGTAGTTCCTTCTTGTGCAGGAGCACATCTAAGAGTCTTAGATGGTTCATCAATAACTTCAATTTTCATGATCTCCATTTTAGGAGTGCTAGTTCCAGAGCTCCAAGATTGTGCATCTGAACCTAAAGCATCAAGATCTCCTTTCTTACCAACAAGAACTAAATTACCAACCGCATATGCACCATCAGATTGACCTAATTGATTAACTGTTAAGTATACAGAACCAGGAACAGTACCTGTTGCTGCAACAGCAGTTAAGTGTGCTCTAGGTCCATCAGCATTTATAGTTTTTGGATCCATCCAATAAGAGTAAGCTCTTAGATTCTCCTCAATACTACCAACTCTAGTAACAGTATCAGAAGCAGACTCTGGCGAAGGTAGAACTCTCTCTACTTCAATTCTCTTCCTTGCATTACCAACTTGAATAGCACCAGTACATGTATCAACATGAAGTGCAGTTCTACCATTACCATCAGTAATGTGGAACTCTTCATTTTTTATAGCTCTAAATGCTACTGAACTATTTGCTTGTGCGAATATTAAGAAATTATTAAGTTTAATTGAAGTATCTTCAATTTCAATAATCTGAGTATCAGGTTGATCTAATACAGCATTACCATCAGTATATGAAGCAAGTTTAATTATATCACCAAGCTTCAATTTTGCTACATCATTAGAATCAATGCCAGTGATAACATTAGCACCATTCGTAGGATTAAGATTACCAGTAAATGTCTCTCTGCCATTACTATCAAATACTCTCTTCTCACCTTCACAACCACCATTAATGTTAATAGAGTTCTCAATGGTAAGCTTACCACCAATATACGTATCACCATTTGTTGAATTAACTTCAAACCATGTGGTATCAGTAGGACTTCCACAATCAGAAATCTTAAACTTCTG